GATAAAGTAGTTCCGATTGGATCTGTTAGCGGATTGACAGAAGAAGTCCTTCAGAATTGGCAGAGCTATAAGGGAAAAGTTCTCGAGGTTGGCGGTATGCAGTTAATGAGGGATGAGGATGGAAAGTTTACGGGTATTAGGCACCCTCGCGCTTTGTCATGGCGTACCGATAAGACCGCGCGCGAGTGTACAATGGATCAGGTGAAGTAAAATGAAATTTGCAAATTTCACAAAATGGTTATATAATAAAACACATAAGGTAAAGATTTCTGATTACGAAGCAAAAATCAATTCATTACAAAAATTGGTTGATGCTGGTGAAGTAGAAATGAGGATTATCCAATCTAGGTATAAGGAAGAAAATATTAGATTAAAAACAAAAATTCCTTATTATCCTGAATGTGACCATCAAGCTATTCTAGCAGTGTTAGCACAAGAGTTTGGAGAGCATTTAATTTATAATAAGTATGTGGATATAAAAATTGAGGATAATCCATTTGATAATGGAAAAATTGTTACAATGAGTTTAAGTGTATTAAGGAAAGAAAGGTAGATGAGTAATGGATAAACAATGTGATCTTTGTGGTTATTTCTATACTCCCGATCCTTATTCTCTTCTTTATGATGTAAAAATAGAAGTGTATGGTAAGACAATGAGCTTATGTCCTTTGTGCCTAGGGGAATTTAGGGATTGGTGGAATCATAAAATGGAAAGTAGGGATATGGAATGATGATGAAATCAGAAAATTGTTTGTATTGCCATTGTGCAGAAGGATGTGTGTATATATTTGATGACAAAGAGCCATGTCCTCTTATTGAATTGGAAGAGGAAGAAGGAATCCCTAGGACTCAATATTTAAGATGGATTCCATGCACCGAGAGGTTGCCTGAAGAAAAAATAAACCATAACACACGTGATTTCGAAGAAGTGTTATGCACGACTATTTGGGGCGATGTAAGAATTTATAAATATGGCAAGCCTTTTGGACACGACAAGGCACACTTTTGGCATGGTTGTGGAATAATTGACGACGAAGAAGTAATTGCATGGATGCCTTTACCAGAGCCATATAAGAAAGAAGGTGAAGTAGAATGACCGAGAAAGAAAAGAAGGAGATTATTGATTTAGTACATAAAACCATATTTGATTTCTTTGAATTTTCTCCAGAGGATAGAGCATTTACCCAAACAGAAGCGATACTTTTTAAAGTAAATAAGGCGCTTTGTGGGAAGATTAATGAAATTCCGACGGAAGAACGTCCACAGGGAGAGTGGGAATGGCAGACAGAGGATAAGTATAGATGTACGAATTGCGGAGAAGTGGTCAGGGTTAAAGAAGTGATGAATGTTCCACAATATAACTTCTGCCCGATGTGCAGTGCTGATATGCGTAAGTCACTAGCAAGTTACGAGTAAGTTAAAGAAGGTGAAGCAAAGTGATTGATATTGATATCTGGGATGCATTTATGGCAGTGAAGTCTTACTGTATGTCAACAGACGACTGCACTGGATGTCCTCTATACAAGAAAAATAAAGAAGTAGATTGCCAGAATGCTCCATTTGCATGGGATATTACACTAAAAGAGGGTGAAACGGAATGAGAAAATTTCTTGCTATTTTTGTTATATTATGTATGCTTCTTGTCGGATGTGTTACTGATACAAAAGGTATAAAAGGAAATAAGACTAATAATGTACAAGTTTATGTTGATCCTGAAACGGGTGTAAACTATTTAGTGTATAAAGAAGGATACGGTGGCGGAATAACAGTTAGATATACTTCTAATGGAGAAATTATGGTTACGGAAAAAGAAGGAGAAGAAAAATGAATGAAAAAGATGTTTTTCTAATCGAACTTAAGGATAAAATCCTAAAAGAAATCTATAGTGCGCGGCTTATTGATGAATCAGATCCGACATATACTGCCGCAAGAATTGTAAATGAAGCGTTTAAGGACGTGTTGCCTGATGAGTAATATGAGTTCATTGGAGAAAGTCGTATACAATCTTCTCCATAACGCACATTTAATATTTCAACAAGAGAAAATTTTTGATGATTGTAGGCGCGGTAATTATCGATTTGATTTTTATATCCCATCTCGTAATGCGTTGTTGGAAGTCCAAGGTAACCATCATTATGAGTTCATTTCTAAATTTTTTAAAAGTCGTTCTGATTTCCTCAAAGCTCAAGAGCGCGATCGATTAAAAATAAGCTATGCACTATCTCAGCGCATAGACCTCTATTGTATTCCTTATTGGGAAATTCAAAATCTTCATACCGTCGAAGATCTTTTCAATCCCAAATTTTTGGCGCGCTCAAAATTCCACAATGACGAAGTCTGGCGCGCGCATCAAAATCTTCGATAGGCCTTCCAAGTTTCCTACTTAAAGGTAGAGAAATATGGATCTGGAGGCCTGAGATGGATATTGTGAAAGATATAGCATCCGTTCTTGGATGCATTTTATCACTTATTACCCTCATAACTCTTTGCTCTAAGGGCGGCCGCGCCTTTATCAAAGGGTTGTTTGCGCGTAATACTAAAGAACTCCAAGAAGAAAATGAGCAACAGTTTAGGGATATTCAGGAAATAAAAGAAACCCTAAACCAAGTTCTCGTTAAGATGGGAGGTCTTGAAGAAATTTCGATGCAACAGTGTCGAAACACAATTAAAAACATCTACTACAAATATAACCAAGAAAAAAAGATTCCACTTTATGAACGAAAAACCGCAGACAACACATTCCGCATCTATACAGAAGTCTTCCATGGAAATAGCTATGCGGCCCTCCTATACAAAGAGATTTGTAAATGGGAAATAGATTCTTCAGAACATGGATTAGAAGAATAAAGATAAAGCCTAGTAGATTAACTACTAGGCTCTTTTTATACTCCAAATTTCACATCGTCAAATAAATCTATATAGAACGGATCGGTTCGCTTTTTAATTCCTTCGGATTTAATAAAGTTCAATGCAGCTACGATAAGTTCTTTTTTTGTACCTTCATTTGGTATTTCTATATCGTATTCATAACTCATAACATTTGCATCAGAAGAATTCGTGAAGCCGCCGCCCTCTGAGCCAGGTCTTGTAACCAGAACAGATTTTGCACCTAATTTATCACATAACCATTTAATTTCTTTTGGCTCTCTACAATCGATAAAGATTACAACTTCATTATCTGTACTCGGTTCTCTAACCCCATTCTCCCAACAGAAAGTATCAACTTCTTTTAGAATCCTTTCTCTAGGATATCCATTAAACTCTGTCAATATATTCTTTAGGTCTGAAAGAAATTTTCTACTCTCAGGAGTTTTCTCTCCATTCCATCCACATATAGTTGCAATTTTCTTTACAGGATCAATAGTGGATAAGATACTTCCACAACCGGGACTCATAAACTGACACACATAGTTTTCAAATAAAGTCTTTCCAGATCCAGGAAATCCATTGACAACGTAAATCATCCAATTTCCTCCGTAATATACATCTTCAACCAATCACAGAATCTCATTCGATAGAATACCAGATTCTCTCCGAACATTTCACTACCTTTGAGCTGGTGGGCAATATAGTCCCAAAATTGTTTGGTCTTTAACATACCCATTATCTTTTCATTTTGTTTTAGTTTCTTTAGTTCTTTCTCAACTAAAATATAGTCGTCGGGATTTACTTCCTTGTCTACTACAGAAGATAAAGCCTTCATGTGATGGGAATACATATTAATGAACGTCGCGGCTGTTAGACCAGGATCAAGATTCTCAACTTTTTCTGTAATACTAATCAATCCATCAATCTGACTACGCAGATAATCTGCCCAACTCTTAATGAAGAACGCAAGCTCACCATTCGCATTTGTGAGCGAGTTCTTATTCTGCTGCCAGATATATGTGATTTCATGGATACGGAATTTCTTAGTTGTACAGTTTGCGGCGACTAGATTGAAGTATGAATCCTCATTCAGGCGTAATTCATTATGGAATCGAATATTATTCTTTCTCAGGTATTCGGCTTTGTATATCTTACCGTGACACCAAGTACAAGGTGTCTTTTCCACATCCATTACAAATGCAGGCATTGCATTTCGGTTTACGATAAAGTCCGAGAATACGAGGTCCGCATTATTTAATTCAGCTTCACGGCTAAGTGCTTCAATCGCGCGCGGATTGAGAATATCATCTGAATCCATAAACATAAAATACTTGCACATCGTATCTTTGTCCATTCCATACTGACGCGCCAAGCCAGGACCGCTATTTTTCTCCATTTGAAGAAGTCGAATCTTTAGTCCTCTTCGTTTATACTCTTCAATAATATCTGAATAATCTTCTCCGTCACAATCCTGTACAATTGTTACAATAAATAATTTCTTGGTCTGCGCGACCAATGAATCTAGCGCGGCCGGTAATGTCTCCCGCGCTTTGTATGTCGGAATTATCAAGTCAATCATCTAAATCTTTCTCCCCAGTCAAATACATTTCATGAACCGCTCTTACACTTAAGATTGCATAGTCAAAGGCTTTTAGTGTTTCTGTCTTTTCTGCGCTAATGTTTCTCTTTTCGTTTTCAAGTGCTTCAATAATTTCATTGGCTGTCATAGGTTTGCACCTTCCTTTTGTTTATCTATCATTAAAACTATAATAGTCACGATAGATTCTGGCGAAAGCATTGGGCGCATTGTATGCATCTTCGATGTGCTTAACTACTTCCTCTGCGTCAACCGTGGCCTTTTTAGTTTTCTTGATGCCTTTAAGTTTTCTGAACTTCCACTTAATCCAAATTAGATCAATAAAAGAGCCGTGGATTCCAACGCTATAACCAGCAATATCTCTTACTAGTGTTGCGATGTGAACCAAAGCTAGGTGTCTTGGATCTTTTCTATTGAAGTTAAAGATATTTAGTTCATTGGTCTCTTTACCTAAAGTAAATAGGTTAATGACCGCAGTATTAACCAAATCATCTGATTTATATCTTTCCATTTAGATACTAATTCTCCTTTTCTTTTTTCATTATTATTATACCAAAATTTCCGGAAAGTTGCAAATTTTTAGACTGGACTTTGGGTTTTGTTACTTAAAAATGAGAAAGGAAAATGGAGGTTATCGCCATGAGTAACAAAGTTTATGACATTTTGAAATATATTGCGCAGATTGTATTGCCTGCGCTTGGTACACTTTACTTTGCACTTGCCGGGATCTGGAATCTTCCGTATGGAGAACAGGTTGTCGGTACCATTGTTGCAATTGATACTTTCTTAGGCGCCCTACTTCGTCTATCCACCGTTCAGTATGAAAAGAAATTAGAAGCGGGAGAAATAGAAGAAGAAGAGTAATAAAGGTCCAACTCCAACTGACCAAAGGCGCGTCTTAGAAAATTCTAGGGCGCGCTTTGTATATATAGGTGAAAATTTGATTTTTTGATGGATCTATGATATACTATAGGTAGAAAGTGAGGAGAAGAATCATGCGAGTTATTACTAATGAAGATGTAAAAAATATAAATCGTTTGTACGCCGAGCTTAAAACCTATGCGGCGGTGGCTAGAGCAACAGGATTTAGCCCAGCTACTGTCAAGAAGTATGTTAAAAAAGATTATGAAGTTATAAATGAAGAGAATATAATTCGTTTTAATAGACCATTACCAGAATTCGACAGCTCAATGTTTAGATGCGGCGACTGGGGCCCGCTCTGTGAGCTGAATGAAGATGAGGTAAAAGAAATCAGAAATTTATGGAAGGAGATTGAAGTTTAATGGAAAAGTATTTCTATCTGGATACGAGTCCACTTTATACGAACAAGTATGTTATTCGTATGAACTTTGAAAAGTTTCTCTTTCCTACTGGAACAAATGGTAGTTATGATGTATTTATAGCGCGACTTCTAAATTTGACTTATCCTGAATATTTGAGATATGCTAGAGATAGATTGGGCGCGGAATTAGTCGGCAAGAAGTCAAAGTATGTTGTGGCTTATTTTGATTTCAATGAAACAACTAAAGCGTTTATTGGATTGCTGAATAAGAGAATGGAATACATTATGAACGAGCAGAAGTTCCCATATACCTATAAGGAGGAAGATGGAAACGTAGAGCGTATTCCGTTTGAGAAATGAAAGTTACATTGGATTTATTAAAGAAATATGACGCACAGGAGTCATTTGTGAAGTTTATTGAAGAGAATGGCTTAGATGGCGCGGCCCTCATAGAAGTTATTGATGCAGAAGATATTGGACTTGAAAATTTGTATTTTCTGAAAAAATACTTTATATTTGATAGTGAAGAAAAGCAAAAGTTCTGTGAGGTTCTTAGTCTTACAGATTCTGAAAATGTTTGGAATAGCAAGCATATTGAGAATAGTAAGGCAATTATGGAATCAAGATATGTTTCTGATAGTTTTAATGTAAGATTTTCTTCTGATATAAGTAATAGTAACCATGTATTTAGAAGTAGTAATGTAGATGATTCCAACGATGTTGTTGGAAGCGAATATGTTAGTGGATCTGAATTGGTAGTTGAAAGTGAGAATATTTCCATGTCTGAGCAAGTAGCGAATAGCTCACGCGCAACATGGTGTGAAAATATTATGTTCTGTGACAATTTAGAGGATTGCGGGTTTGCATACAAGTCTTCAAATTTGAAGAGTAGTTTCTTCTGCGGTTTCATGAAAGATTCTGACCACTGCTTATTCTGTAGTGGTTTAGAGGGTAAGAAATACTTTATCTTTAATGAAGAAGTTGAGAAGGAAGTATTTGCAAGAATTATGGACGAATTGCGTGAGCGCCTTCAGGGTGAAGAGCCGCGCATGATCGAAGTTCTTAACGATCAGTTTATGGCCGATAAGAGAATTTCTTGTGGTAGAAGATTTGATAATGTATTCCGAGGCCTTTCAGAGGACTTCTATGGTTGGGTTGGGACACTTCCGAACTATAGTGATGACAAGTTCATTGAACTCTTTTTTAAAGATAGGCAGAAAATTTGAAAAGTTTTTCAAATTCATATATACTATTTATAGAAAAAGAGGAAAGGCGCACAAAAGAATTTCCTCTTTTTATTTGGGGATGGAATGGTTTCGACGGGGCGATAAAACCAAAGAGAACGTTTCGGACTTGGGTTCGACTCCCAACATCTCCACCAATGCCCGATTAGCAGAATTGGCAGATGCGGTTGTCTCAAGAACAGCGTCATTCCTCGGGGTTCAAGTCCCCGATCGGGTACCACTATATGCGTCCTTTCCGTTGCGGTCGGCGGCATAGTCTGCAAAACTATTGAAAGGTAGGTTCGACTCCTCCAGGGCGCTCCATTTATGGGGTTCGTGGTGTAATGGCTCGCACGGCAGATTGTGGCTCTGTTAGTAAGGGTTCAATTCCCTTCGTTCCCACCAACCGCTTGATGTGTGCTGGCGGTATAAAAAATAGTAAACATCCCATATGAGTAGAGGATAGGAAGCGTGAATCCAGCTACATATGGTGAATCCTAAAGCCTTTAATGTGAATAAGACTATGCGTGATTGGTAAACTGTCAAAATATCGAAGCTCGATTCTAACCAGCCCTCTTCGAGGCACAATCGACCTAAAACACATTTGAAACGCTAGGTAAATTTATGCACCATTAGTATAATGGCTAGTACGTCTGCCTTCCAAGCAGAGAGCGTGGGTTCGACTCCCATATGGTGCTCCAACGCCTGGCCCAGGCATGACAGGGTACACCAACTTCCTGGGTGTCAGCTACGGGGAGGCGGAGGGGATTCCGTGTTATACAAAGCAAGGACAAAGGCCACGTTACTGCAAATCCAAAACAGTCTTGTATCACTGGGTAGCGCGAAGATACAAACGTCTTATCCGCGGAGTTGATAGGGTAGTTATTGCTTTACCTCTAAGACATAAAGCAGCGGCTTGCTCAAGGCCGTTAGGATAGCTGTCCACTTGAGCAACCAAATGGCTCGTTAGCATAGCGGTCTATTGCGCTCGCCTTGTAAGCGAGATGTCCTGGGTTCAAATCCCAGACGAGCCTCCAACGGTAGTCACCACCGAGGCGTAAACAGAAGAGTGACAGGAATCCAGACACCTTGTAGCGAAAAGTCTGGCGCAGAAGAGGAGCGTGATTTACACTTCGAGTTATTGATCCCCCTGGAGTGCGGAATCATTGGTCGTAAGACAGCCTAGGGATAGCTGTCCCAAAGTCTAGGTTAAAGTAAAGATGCAAAGAACACGTGATTTGTTGAGCGTACTTTAACCGCATCTATGTGGATATAGCTCAGTTGGTAGAGCGTCACCTTGCCAAGGTGAAAGTCGCGAGTTCAAGCCTCGTTATCCACTCCATTTAAATGGCTCCTTCGTATAGTCGGCCTAGTACGCCAGACTCTCAATCTGGAAACGAGTGGGTTCAAATCCCCCAGGAGTCACCACGGGAAAAGCTGTACAAACGAATTCCGATCTAGCCGTTCTCGATTTGGGGTTAAAATCGAACTTATACTCCCGTAGGCTAACGAATAGACCACTCGGCTACGAACCGACTAATGTGGGTTTAAATCCCGCCGGGAGTACCATTATCGGGGCGTAAGCCAGTGGTAGACGGCCTGCCTTGGGAGCAGGAGGCCGCGAGTTCGAATCTCGCCGCTCCGACCATTTATGCCCGTATAGCTCAGCTGGGATGAGCGACTGCCTTACAAGCAGTAGGTCCAAGGTTCGAACCCTTGTGCGGGCACCAAAATGCCTAGTTAGCAAATCTGGTGATTGCGACGGTCTGAAGAACCGCTGAGGTTGGATCAAAACCAACACTAGGCACCATTTATGCGGCAGTAGTCCAACGGCAGAGACACTAGTCCTAGGAACTAGGTGTTAGGGGTTCGAATCCCCTCTTCCGCACCAATCGTGACCAGCTACGTTAATGGGCGAGTGGCACTTGAAAATAAGCCCTTCTTTTGTAAGTAGAAGATAAAAGAACTTACGATATTTGGGGCCATAGCTCAGTTTGGGAGAGCGCCTGCCTTGCAAGCAGGAGGTCGTGGGTTCGAGGCCCATTGGTTCCACCATTAGTACGAAAGAAGGTAGAGGAAAATGTTTCATAGTATAACTTACGGAGACCTCAAACTTGAAGAGATTCCTCGTAAAATTCAACATTATTTTGAGAGAATGAAGATGTATGATATACCTCTTCAGATTACAATAGGAACTGACTCTCAAAATCACGACAGAACAAAAATTGTATCAGTTATTGCTGTTACTTGCGCGGGCCATGGAGGTATCTACTTCCACGAAACCGATTTCATCAAAAGAATTGATGACGTCCGCGCCAAGTTAACTGAAGAGACTCAACGTAGTCTTGAACTTACCAATAACCTAGTAGAACTTTTGGAGCAAGATGAGTATACTGAATTGAGAAATAGTTGTTTGATCTCAATTCATGTCGATGCTGGTTGGAGTGACAAAGGTAAAACTAAAGAACTAATTCCAATGCTTGTTGGTTGGATCAATGCGTGCGGTTATGATTGTGAAGTTAAGCCAGAGGCTTTCGTTTCAAGTTGTATCGCAGACAGAATCAGCAAATAAAATTTGAAGTTTTTTGGAAATTAAAGTATAATATATACATAAAGAAACGGAAAAGAAATGCCCTTCGAGGCCCGCGGGCTGTCGATGAAAGACGATTCTCTGTGGAGAAGTTTGCGAAAGGCTTTAATATATAAATAAATGGCGGCACCCGAGACACGGGCCAATCCAGAGCAAATTATATGTCGCCTCGCTTATATGGGCGGGTATGCAAGTGGTTAAAGCAAACGGTCTGTAAAATCGGTGTCTTCGACTTCGTGGGTTCGAATCCCACCCTTCCCACCAAATATAGGAGTATAGCTCAGTAGGTCTAGAGCGCGCGCCTGATAAGCGCGAGGTCGTCAGTTCAAGTCTGACTATTCCTACCATTGGGGTATGTTCCGGATACCTCGACCAAAAATCCGGCGCAGGACGTGACGCGATAGCACCAGTCTGGAGTTGTTGGTGACCTTCTGGTTATGGAGGAACCTTCAGTATTTAAGGGTATGCTTAAGGGGTTGGTCACCCCAACCCTCACCTTATTAGGTGACAATCTGTCGCTTAGTTATATGCTCCGATAACTCAGTTGGCTAGAGTAACTGACCTTTAATCAGTAAGTCGGGGGTTCGAGTCCCCTTCGGAGTACCAAATATTGGGATATAGTATAACGGCAGTACTTCCGCCTCTGGAGCGGCGAGTCTAGGTTCAAATCCTGGTGTCCCAGCCAAAGTAAATGCTCGCTTAATCCTAATTGGTAAGGAAGTGGTCTTGAAAACCACTAGTAGTCGTGATGAGCGGTGTCTCGGTTCGAGTCCGAGGGCGAGCGCCATCAAGCGATGTGGCAGCAACGGGCGCTTGTAAAATTACTCGTAGCACCTGTCTTTAGTGATGATATCTTAACTATTGACTTAAGGGTGGGCTGCTTGAAATGCAGCCGTGGAGTAATGGTATCTCAAAAGCCTGCTAAGCTTTCCTACCTGTAAAGGTAGTGCACGTTCGAGTCGTGTCGGCTGCGCCAAGCGCATTGGGCCTGCGGGTCCACCCACGCTATGTCTGCGCTTTATAAGTTGAGCAAGCGGAACTCCAAGGATATACCTTGCCAGTGCGGGTTGGGCCGCACACATATATCGCGGTGTGGAGCAGTGGCAGCTTGACGGGTTCATGCCCCGGAGGTCGAGGGTTCGAGTCCCTCCACCGCAACCACTTATCGCTCGGCCGCCGGCGCGGCAGTTCGGCTCATACCCGTTCCTGATGAGGTTCAACTCCTCGACGAGCGACCAATTTTTGACTTTTTGATAAATTTTAGCTATAATATTTATAGGAAAAGAAAGGAGAGAGATTATGCCAAGATATTATAATTTTGATTATGATGAAAATCGTTATTATGAAATAGACTATCCAATGCATGATCATTATACCTATGATCTCGAAACTAACGCTTGGTATGAAACTCTGCTTATGGACGGTCGCCCGATTACTTATAGAGAATGGAAAGGAAAATAATATGGAAGATAAAGAAAAGAAATCACCTCCAATTTTCCAAATTAGTTTTGTGGATATTTTGTTTTTTATTTTTCTTATCCTCAAACTTTGTGGTGTGATTGATTGGCCTTGGGTTTGGGTACTTGCCCCACTTTGGATTCCTTTGGTTCTTGTGGCTCTTTTGTTTATTGTGTTGGGAATTATCTATTTATTTATGTATTAGGATTAAGGATTTATGAAGAAGAAGACCATTCAAAAAAGAAGAATAAGGCGCGATTGTTGGGATCTCGACTTCTCATTCTATGAGTGGTTGCGGCAGCACCTTCCAGTATATTTGAAAGATGCTGGCAAAATTGTAGATTTATCTTATCGTAAGTTTACTTATAAAGGTAAAGAATGGACTCAAGAAGAGTTAATCAAATATTTAATTCAGCGTCTTGAGTTCATGCGCGGTCTAGTCATCATTGATGATGACTACGAAGAGATGAGATGCGAGGTCCACGACATTTGGAAGTTGATTTCACCCTTTATGTGGTGGTAATATGCCTCCGTCGTTCAACCGCACAGGACATCGGTCTTCTAAACCGAGAATTAGGGTTGGAGTCCCTACGGGGGTACCAAAGTTAAAATTTGAAAAGTTTAGAAAAATCGAGTATAATATATATACAAAATGAGAAAAGAAATGGGAGAGTAGCTCAGAGGCAGAGCGCGCGTCTGTTAAATGTTAGCAGCCTCATAGGGCAACCTATGAGTGAAAATCTCGCTAATTCGGGGAAAGCTAAGTCTTAGGATATGCTAATCCCGAGCAAGGAGTTAAGCATGGACACAAAACGAATAGGTAATGTTGGAGAAGCTTACGTTTTGGCTAAATTGGTAGAAATGGGAATACCTGTTTATATACAATTTGGTGACAACGAACCAGCAGACTACATAATTATTGTAGATGGGGTACCTTTAAAGGTACAAGTAAAATCTTCAACTCGCTATGACGGTGAAAAGACTAAGTTTGATTTAGTGTCTTCGACTGTTCATCGCACAAATGGCGAAAAACATAAGTATTCTATTCAAGAGGTTGATATATTTATGTGTTATGACATTAATACCAAAGAAGTATTCTTAGTTGAAAACACCGGTGATATAAGCGGAATAACCATTCGTTACTCTTTACCAAAAAATGGTCAAAAGAAAGGTGTAAATTTGTCCAGCGATTTTGCTCTATGTGTAGAGACTTTACACGAGATTTCCCAAAGGGAAAAAGAGAAAGTCCAGACCACAATAGGAAACTAATGTGGTAAAGTAAACGCGATGTCGAGATATCGTAATTCTCCTTTCCCGCCATTTATGGCTTCGTAGTTCAGTTGGGAGAACGCCAGCCTGTCACGCTGGAGGTCGCGGGATCGAGACCCGTCGGAGTCGCCACAGGGGTTACCCTGCTTTGGTATAGTGCTTACTACCCTCCTCACCAGTAAAACGTAAGCGGTCGCGTTCGAAATGCGCGTGAGTTTGCTAGTTTGGACAAGAAACAGCCCAGATTACGGAATTTACTGGCCGAATTAAATTCTAGCGCAATTGTGATGGGCGCTTAGGGTGGTACCACCATCACTTCATTATCGCCCCATAGGCAAACGGTAAAGCCGGTGCCCTTTCAAGGCACAGACGTTGAGTTCAACTCTCACTGGGGTGGCCAGGCCCATGAAAGCGGACTGTGGGTTTCGGAGATATTCATCAGGTTAAGCTCCTACTCAAACCTGAATTAGCGCACTTGATGCGTGAAGGGATAAGCATAGCCGCGTGTGAAACCCTTACCCCCTTTCCTCCAGTTTGGTGGTGTCGTCGCGGAGGTAAACCTAAACCACCACTTATGCCCCCTTAGCTCAGTGGTAGAGCCGCCGGCTTATATCCGGCACGTCCTAGGTTCGAATCCTAGAGGGCGCACCAGAAAATTTGACTTTCTTTGAAAATTCAGTTATAATATTAACTGTAAAATGAAACTGAACTTTGAAAACTTAAATCGGCTGGTTTCGGGTCGTTAGATAAACCTAGTAATAGGGATAAAGCAGAGTATGTATTCCTTGCACTCTGCGACATTTCTTCGGAAGTGTTCGTCGGAAAACCTACTGAAAGACCTAGAATTGTTCTAAGTTCGAGAGCGGATATCTAAAGCGCCGTGGAGAATATGAACAGTCGGAGTACAGAGACAGGTGCTTCTACTTCAGAAATGAATGTAATGGTTAAGTAGTTATTTGGTGTGAGTTCCAGGGATGGAGCAAATGCTGATGTAAGTTTTAATAGATATGAATTCCGAAAGGAAGTGTGGAAGTTAAAATAGTAAGTCGACACAAGACAAGCAGGATTACGAAGGATGGAATGTACCCAAAAGGTATGGATGTCCTAAGAGCACCCTCGTAGTTCATTGAGAGGATCCGTTGAATATAGCTCAGTGGTGGAGCGATTGCCTTATTAAGCAATAGGACGCTGGTTCGAATCCAGTTATTCGAAGCAAATATTAACTGCAAAAGTGGTGCTCACCTAGGCTCGGAAAATAGCCTTATCCATCTGCAATATGGTGGCTTAGTGGAACCGCAAGTGAAGCTAAGAAACAAGTACAAGTAACTGCAACTCTAACAGTCTGCAAGCTGTGAATCCCGCAAGGAAGAATGTGGAGAACGGAAGTTTATAACAGTCTAGGTAAGTGTTTGCTAGTTTTCTCAAAACTAGTGGCTATCATAGCTACTCCTTAATCGGGAGTGTGGTAAGTATCTCCAACGGTACTGGATGCTATGAAAAGACGTCAATAACCTCAGCGTTTCTTTACTTTTTATATACCCTTGTAGCAGAATCGGCATATGCGCTTGGCTAAGGACCAAGGTCTTTTTGTGGGTTCAAATCCCACCTAGGGTACCAACTTAAATATGAATCGATAAATCTCCCGGTACCAGAATTGGCATATTTCTACTCAAATTTTTATATTGTATCTGCCTATTTTCTACTTATAATTATAGAAAATCTATAAGAGGTAATAGTATGAAAAAGTATGAAAATTACAAGAAAGAAGAATTGTCAGCAATGTGTGCTGAGAGTGAGTCCTTTAGAGAGTTAGCAATTAAAATTGGATATAATCCAAATGGTGGTTCATGTATAAAGGCTGTTAAACAAATGTGTGAAGAATATGGTTTTGATACTTCACATTTTAAGGGGCGAAGTCATACAAAAAATGTAGGTAAGTTTAAAACCCCAATAGAAAAATATTTGAATAATGAACAAAATATTAGTTCTTTCAAATTAAGAAACAGACTTTTTGCTGAAGGATATTTTGAAAAGAAATGCTGTTGTTGCGGTAATACTGAGTGGTTAGGACAACCTATACCATTAGAGCTTCATCATATTGATGGCAATAAAAACAATAATTCTCTTGAGAATCTAGAAATAAGATGCCCTAATTGTCATTATTTTACAGATACTTATAAAAGTAAAAATCGAAAAAATTAACCCAATGTGGTGCAACGGCAGACACAACCCGCTTAAGACGGGTAAAACTATGGGTTCAAATCCCATCATTGGGACCAATTTAATCAACTGCGCGGGTTCGACTCCCGTGCGGGAGACCAATAAAATTTTGGTAGAGAAAAAAGACCTCCCTCTTTAAATGGTTCCCGGGGTTATAGCGGAACAGCCAAATCCTCACTCGGCTAGCAACAAGAGTGAGCACGTTCGGGTAAGTGCTAGTACACCGCGGAACGTCGCAAGAGCAGAGAGCAACAAAAACCCATCGAAGAATCTCTCAACTATGCCGGCAGTAGTTTTCGACCAGGTGTTGGGTCTGGTCCCTTGCAAATGTTTGCCTAGTAGGTAAGGGCTTAGTGTTTATCTACCGCAAGCGAGTGATGCGTGAAGACATCGTGCGTACCATCTTCGTACCATTAAGATGGACAAAAATGAGCTCATCTACCATGAGTAGAAGGAGCATTCGATAGCGCCTCCAGTGTATGAAGGCGCTATTTATTAATTGGAGGTAGATACTATTTTACGAAAAAATAATAGATATGAGTTTCTGCTGGTTTTGATTTTTGCTTTCTTTAGTTGTTGCATTTTATGCTTCGCATTTGGACAAAAATCTCCAGTACCGGTTGTGGAATTAAAAAAGTTAGAGATTATAACTCCAACACCGACCAATAAGCCCACTTTCACACCAACATCTACGCCAACACCAACTCCTACCCCAACTCCTTCGCCTACACCTCTACCAGATCCATTCTTCGGACAAAGAACATTTAAGTCGTATGAGAACTATCAAAACATAACTCGGGTCGACTCGCCGCAATATAAGCTCCAACAGGAAGCATATACTGGTGATTATGGAATACGAATGGTTGGCGATCGATATTGTGTTGCGATGGGTAGTTACTGGGCAAAGAAAATCGGCACCAAGCTAGACGTCTACTTAGAGAGCGGCCAAGTCATAAAAGTCATTCTTGGAGATAATAAACAAGATAGACACACCTTAGAAAACCATCGAGTCGGCGCGGATAATCGTGATGTACTAGAGTTTATAGTTGATCTCGATGCAGTGCCGCAAAGGGTTAGGGATACTGGAAACTTGAACTATTTATTTCCAGGAAAGGTGGCCCATATTGAAGTGGTAGAGGAATAAGAAGATTTGAAATTTTCTCGAAATTTAGGTATAATATATACATAAAGAGTAGAGAAAAGAAATGGGAGTTTAGTTTAATGGGAAAACTGCGGTCTCCAAAACCGTTGATGTGGGTTCGATTCCTACAACTCCTGCCACATATTGGGATGTGGTGTAGCGGCAACACGACTGGCTTTGACCCAGTAGTTATAGGTTCGACCCCTATCGTCTCAGCCACTTGAAAATTTGAAAAGTTTTCGAATTTTTAGTATAATAATTATAGAAAGTGAGAGAGAACTCACTTCACTCCAACAAAATGGTGAACACTACCAACCAATTCCCATGAGTAGGGCAACCTCGACAGAATGTCGCCGAGCGAAACAAGTGTGAAGTAAACCGTGTAAAGAAGGGACAGGAGCGGTTTATGATAGTCCTCGACATACGACTTAAAAATTATGCCACCTTCAAAATAACTAAGTGTGGGCGGAGTAGTAGGTGTACGCAGCATGAATCCTTTGCATTAGTGGTCTACGCCGCAAAGGTACCTCTCCATAATGAATACCGGATTTATAGAAAGACCGACATTAGCGACAGCCGTAGTCTTCCACTTAGTCACTTAAAAGGTTTTCGGTCATCCTTTAAAACCGTCTTTTTTATTACGCTAACTTTGGCAACAGGATGCCAGAGAATATATTATAAACCAACAGGAGGGTTTATTATGCGTTATTATTCAGATTTACTTAAAAAGGTTTTTGATTCAGAAGAGGCTTGCGTTGCGGCCGAGGACAAGTACCTGACCGAAATGGAAGAGAAGGACGCGCGCGAGAAGGAACTTCGTGAAAAGCGTAAGGAGCGCGCGAAGGAAGTTGAGGATGCATTAAAGGCAGTCCACGAAGCACAAAAGCAATATCAAGAAAAACTTGATGCTTTTTTGAAGGACTACAAAACTTTCCATTGTACTCTCTCAGCTACAGATGTGCGTAATCCTTTGACCACCATCTTCGATGATCTTTTTATGCTGTTCTAATAGCGGGGGACTATGTGGCTATATGTCATATAGTCCTTTTTTTAGAGTACATAGTAGAAAAATCTACTTAAATATAGGAGTAATCTAACTCCAAATAAAGAATGTGAGGTACACGCTATGAAAAACCCCAACATGACTTATGGTGCGGCGCAAGGTATTCCGCTCCAGAACCTTATTGATGAACTTCAGACTGGAAACCTTCCATCTCCATCAATTGAACAGTTCTATGATGATTTTAATAACCGAACTATTTGGTTGTTGGATGAGATCGATGGAGACACATTGGATGTAGTATCTAAAATTGTTAGATGGAATCGCGAAGATAAGGATACGCCAGTTGAGGAACGTAAACCCATCAAAATTTTCTTCTTCTGTCCTGGCGGCAGCCTTGATATTGAAGAATCGGTTGTTTCGGTTATTAGACTTTCAAAGACTCCAGTATGGGGAATCGCGGTTGGTATGGTTGCTTCTGCGGCGACACTTATATACTTGAGTTGTCATAAACGTTTTGCATTGAAGAACGCATATTTAATTATTCACCAGGGCTCCGCGCAGTTAGGAGGTAACTACTCCGAAGTTATTGCGGCAGTTAGGGATTACGAAGAAACCGTAGAGCGTATGACTAAGTTCTATGTGGAGAATACTAGTTATACTGAAGAAGAGATTAGAGCAAATATTAAAACCGACTGGTATGTAAGAGGTCAAGAACTTCTTGATAGAGGATTGATTACAGGCTGGATCGAAGACATTGATATTTTGCTTTAATGGAGGAAATTTAATGGAATATAAGGGATACAAAGTAATTTCTAATGAAGAAGAAGTTACTAGATTTTATCAGAAAGAATATCCTATTGATGGTTTGAATGAAAATGAATATCTACTTATTGCTGACGAACAAGGAGAAATCGTTGATAAATACTATCTTCATAATGGAAAATATGAACAAGTTCGTTGGACACCGATCAAAAGTCGATGGATAGGAGAAATCAAACCTTTAACAGTTACCCAAGAACTTGGTTTTCATATGTTACAAACTGCACCTTCTACTTTAAAAGTCTTCAACTCTTCTTACGGAGTTGGAAAAAGTTTTTTGAGCGCGGCGTATACATTAAGTTGTCTAGAAAAGGGGCTTTATAATAAAGCGATTTTGATTCGTCCAAACATTGGTGTTAAGGATTATCCTTCTCTTGGTCTTGTTCCAGGTACCTATAATGAAAAAGCGATGCCATGGTTCGCTATGCTTGGAGACATCATGGGGAGCATGGATGCTGTACAAGCTTTGGTTGATGAAGGTAAACTTGAATTTGCTCCAATAGAAACTCTTAGAGGGCGCACTTTTACTGATAGTATTATTCTTGTAGAAGAATGTGGAAACTTAAGTACTGCACTTTGTAGATTGATTGTTAGTAGATGTGCTAAACATAGTATTATTATTATGTGCGGAGATGAATCTCAGGCAGATAGAGAGAGATTTAAAGAAGATTGTGGTATTAAAAATATGACTGAAAAACTTGCAGGGCATCACCTTTTTTCCTACTTAAGTATGGAGGGTTGTGTTAGAAGTGAAACTGCACAATTAAGTGAGTTGTTTTAATGGGAAATATTTATATTATAAAAAACACTATAAATGACAAAGTTTATATTGGTCAAACGCTTTTTGATGTAGAGACTCGTTGGAAACAACATCTTCAAGAAGCTAAAAAGCACACCAATAGACATCTTTATAATGCAATAAATTCTTATGGAGAAGATAAGTTTTATTATGAAATCTTAGCCAAAGACGTTAGAAATAAAGATTTAGACGACTTAGAGAAGTACTACATAAAATTATATGATAGTTTTAACAATGGATATAATATGACTACAGGTGGAGAAGGTGGTAGTATTTATGACATTGATATAAAACAGGTTTACGAACTGTGGGAAGATGGCCTTAGTCCAAAACAAATTGCAGATGAATTGAAATGTAGTATAGAAGCGATCTATAGTCGTTTAAAAACTTATC